GTGGGCCAGGGAGCAGATGCTCTCCTGGCGGGAGGAGCAGCTGCTTCGGCGGCCGGGAAAGATGCTCAAGGGCCTCACCCTGGATCTCCAGGCCAACTACGGCTACGCCAGGCGGCTGGCCGTTGGGAAGGGCGACCAGGGCCAGGTCGGGGCGGACAGCGGCCCCTCGGCGGCGGGGATGACTACGGCGGAGAAGATGGCGCTCCTGCGGGAGATGGCCGGGGTGATCGGCAATGGCGAAGATCCCGGATAAGCGGCTCAGGGCCTACTCGGAGGCCGCCCTGTGGTATAAGGCGCTGCGGGAGACCAACAACGAGAGCTTCCTGCCGCTGTTCTTCGACGAGCACCGGTATCTGGTGCTCAAGGGCGGCGGCGGCTCGGGAAAGAGCATATTCGCCGGGCGGAAGACTCTGGAGCGGGTGACCACGGAGCCGGGACACCGCTGGCTGGTGGCCCGGAAAGTCGCCAGGACCCTGCGGCAGAGCTGCTTCGCCCAGCTGGTGAGCCAGGGAAACCGCTACTACAGCGGCACGGGGATGAAGGTCAACAAGACGGACATGCAGCTCTCCTTCGCCAACGGCAGCCAGATCCTCTTCGCCGGGCTGGACGACGTGGAAAAGCTGAAGTCCATCTTCGACATCACCGGCATTTGGATCGAGGAGGCCAGCGAGCTGGAGGAGGGGGATTTCAACCAGCTGGATATCCGGCTGCGGACGGACTTCCCCTACTACCTCCAGATGGTGCTCAGCTTCAACCCGGTGTCAATCACCCATTGGCTCAAGGGCCGGTTCTTCGACCGGCAGGACCCGCGGGCCAGGGTCCATGAGAGCACCTACAAGGACAACCGCTTTCTGCCGGAGGAGGCCATCCGCACGCTGGAGGCCTTCAAGGAGACGGACCTGTATTACTACCAGGTCTACGCCCTCAACCAGTGGGGCGTGACGGGCAAGACGGTGTTCGACGCCATGGCCATCTCCCGGCGGCTGGAGGAGCTGCAGGGGCCGGTGGCCGAGGGCGAGTTCGTGTTCGACTACGACGGTCTCAGGATCTCTAACGTCCGGTGGGCGGAAGGCCCCGGGGGACCGGTGAAGATCTACCGCTGGCCGGAGAAGGGGCGGCCCTATGTGGTGGGCGGGGACACCGCCGGCGGAGCCGACAGCGTCAGCGACAACAAGGACTGGTTCGTGGGCCAGTGCATCGACAATATCACAGGCCGGCAGGTAGCCGTTTACCGGGCCAGTGAGGTGGACGAGGACCTCTTTGCCAGGCAGATGTACTGCCTCGGGACCTTCTACAACACGGCCCTGCTGGCGGTGGAGGCCAACTTCTCCACCTACCCCATCAAGGAGCTGCAGCGGCTGGGGTATCCCCGGCAGTTTGTCCGGGAGCGGGAGGACACCTTCGACGGCGGGGTGCGCCACGCCTTCGGCTTCCGCACGGACGGCATCACCAGGCCGGTGATCCTCTCGGGACTGATCGCCATCCTGCGGGGGCGCTACGATCTGCTGGAGGACCAGGACACCCTCCACGAGATGCTGACCTTCATCCGCGAGCCCAAACAGAGGCGGATGGAGGCGGAGCCGGGGGCACACGACGACTGTGTCATGGCCCTGGCCATCGCCTTCTACGCCAGGGGCCAGCAGGCCATGGAGACGGAGAAGCCGGCGGAGGAGCGGAAGCGGTGGACCGACGACATGTGGGAGGACTAGTTGAGCAGCGACGAGGGCGGCAGGCAGTATCTGATCGCCAAATGGGGGCAGCCTGCCCCATGAATTGAGTTGAGGTGACAGCGATGGAGACAAAAGAGAAGAGCGAGAAGCTGCGGCTATGGCAGCAGAGGTTGTCGCACAGCGAGACGGCCTACCAGAAACAGCTCAACAAGATGGACGGCCGGGAAAAGCAGTATCTGGGGGATCGGGTGCTGCGTCCCCTGACGGACAACGACACCTCGAAGTGCGGAAAAAAGGAGACGCCCCATGTGCGCAACATCACCGCGGAGCTGATCGAGGCCCAGGTCTCCAGCGACATCCCCCAGCCCAAGGTCACCGCCCGGCGGAAGGAGGACGAGCCCCTGGCCAAGATCATCGAGGACATGCTCCGAAACGAGCTGGACCGGCTGCCCATGGAGTACATCAACGACATGCAGGAGCGGACGGTCCCCATCCAGGGTGGCAGCTTTTACCACGTGGAGTGGGACAACCGGCAGAGGACCCACAACACCACCGGGGAGGTGGCCGTGGCCGCCAGACACCCCAAGCAGGTGATCCCCCAGGAGGGGGTCTACACCGCCCTGGAGGACATGGACTACATCATCCTCCGCCTGCCCACCACCAAGGAGCGGGTGAAAGCGGTGTACGGCGTGGACATCAGCGACGAGGGGGAGGAGCTGCCGGAGCTGCGGGGCAGCGACGGGGAGTCCCCGGCGGACGAGATGGTGACCATGTACGTGGGCTACGCCCACAACGGCAAGGGTGGGATCAGCAAATACGCCTGGGTCCGGGACACGGAGCTGGAGGACCTGGAGGACTACCAGGCCCGACGGCTCCGCCGGTGCCGTCAGTGCGGCGAGGTGGAGCCCAGGGAGGGGGACGTGGTAGTGGACCGGCAGGAGCTGGTGCTCCCCGGCAGCGTGGAGGAGGCCCTCTTCGGCGGCGGGCCCCAGGTGGTGGAGCAGAGCCACATCTGGCACGAGGGGGACCCCTGCCCCTACTGCGGCGGCACAAAGTGGGAGTGGCGGGACGAGGAGTATGAGGAGCTGTGGGACCCGGTCCAGACGGCCCACGGGAAAGTCATCCCCGGCCAGCGGGAGGAGATCGGGGAGGACGGGACGATCACCTACCAGCCCACCAAGATCCCCTACTACAAGCCATCAGTCTATCCCCTGGTGCTCCAGCGCAACGTCTCCGTTTTCGGTCAGCTGCTGGGGGACAGCGATGTAGACAAAATTAAGGACGCCCAGAACACCACCAACCGCCTGGAAAAGAAGATCATCGACCGGCTGGTCAAAGCGGGGACCCGGGTCATCATGCCAGCCACCGCCCGGCACAAGATCGACGAGGAGGACCAGGCGGTCTGGTTCTTCGACAACGTCTCCGACGCGGCACTGATAAAGGACATCAACTTTACAGGCAATCTGGAATACGAGATGACCTATCTTGCCCAGGTCTACGAGGAGGCCATGCAGGCCATCGGCATTACCAGGAGCTTCCAGGGCCAGGAGGATTCCAGCGCCAAGAGCGGCGTGGCCAAGCAGTTCTCGGCGGCACAGGCCGCCGGCAGGCTGGAGAGCAAGCGGACCATGAAGCACGCCGCCTACGCGGACCTGTTCCGCCTGATCTTCCAATTCCGCCTGGCCTACGCCGACGAGCCACGGCCCGTGGTGAGCCAGGACAGCAAGGGCAACAGGACCTATGACGCCTTCGACCGGTACGACTTCCTGGAGCAGGACGCCAACGGGGACTGGTACTGGAACGACCAGTTTCTTTTCTCCACCGACACCTCGGCGGCTCTGGCCAACAACCGGGAGCGGATGTGGGAGGAGACCATCAGCCTGTTTTCCGCCGGGTGCTTTGGAGATCCCACCCGGACGGAGACTCTGGTGGCGCTCTGGACAAAGCTGGAGCTGCTGCACTATCCCGGAGCGGCAGACACCAGGGCATACCTGGAGGAGAAGCTGGAACAGGAGCAGGCGCTCCAGGCCCAGCAGATGCAGCTGGCACAAGCCCAGATGCAGGCGCAGGCGCAAGCACAGGCAGCCGGAGCGGCAGGCGGTCAGATGGAGGCGGCGGCCGCCGCCGTGGACCAGAGGGCCCGCCAAGACGCCATAAACGCCGTGTTCGGCGGCGGGCAGTGAATTTTATACCCATGTGGGCGAGGGACAGAGCCCATTTACCCAGGCGATAGGGAAAAGATGCGGAATCCACGGGAAGGGAGGTAGCGAGATGTCTGAGAAAGGCTATATCGGCAAGATCCCCAACAGCGGGAATATGGACGTGAAGGCCCCCCATCAGCAGACCCAGCCCAAGAAGGGCACCGTGGTCAAGGGGAACGACCTGCGGACCGGAAAGAAGTAGCGGGGCCTTCTCGGCCCCACGCCGCGGTCTTTTAGGG